AATATTTTTCCGGCGAAAATCAACAAACACTTCCCCAACAACAAAATCAACAAAATCAACAACATCAACACTACACAACTTAATCACCATCACCACACAAAAACCACCGGCGATTAGACCGGTGGCTTTGATGAGTAAACCTAAACGTCTAGCTCTTGCGATTCAATTTCTAACGTTGAACCTATGAAAGTATGACCATTGTCTAGTGCTTGTCTAGATCTAATAACAATGTCACCATTACTTTCTGTTCTAGTGTACATGGCTTTAGATGAACCAGCAGTGTCGAAAATGAAGAATAGATTATTTCGACCTGTACATTTAGCAACAGCTTTAGGAATAGTTATAAGGTTATTATATGCACCAATACTAGCTGTAGTTGTAAATTCGAAATTAATTCTAGTTACACCGTTCATTCTTGCACCAATACTAACAGAACTTAGTGAAACGCTTTCATGATGCGTACAGGAGTTTTTAATTTGCGTGTCAGTGTTGGAATAAAGTGATGGAATTAGAGCTTTCCAATCTCCGAACACTCCGTTGTTTGTGCTTCTATAGAAGATTCTTGGTTGTGATGAATTACTAAGTGTGATTTTTTGAGTAATTTTACCAAAGGCAGTCGTATTAACATCTAGTCTAAATCCAGCATAGTTGATTGGGCAATTAGAAAAGGATGCAGAAAATCCTGAAGATTGTGAGAAATATGTACCAGAAATTATGTAATCATCTAAATCAGCGTTCATTGGAATTTGTTGACCACCAGTAGTAGAAGTACCGACTACACCAAGAGTATCATTTGTAGCTTGTGGATTTAGAATATCATCATGAGTAAGATGGAAGGTAGGATTTATATTATTTCTTGTAGAATATAATTTAGCTTTTTTGGATAAAATTGCATAAATGGTAGGCGAATTTTCAATATCTTGGTCATTTTCAATATATTCCCTATTACATACCACACCATATTTAGGTTGTAATTGATTTAGATATTTTTGATCAGAAGATAAATTTAAAGCGTGATGTTCGATTTTTAATAAATCACATGAATCAATATAATCAGAAATATTATTCTGTGCTGGTTTTTCAATATCAGCTGTGAACCATGATGTAGTGTTCCAGAATGAATATTTAACAACCATAGAGAAGTTATTATAATTAGTATAATCTTGAATAACTCCGTAAGCATCTGTGGTGTTAGTATAATAATCATTATAGAAATCACTTCCAATATTATAGAATGTAAGATTTTCATTAGTGTCAAGAGTAATAGAGTCTTCATTTTCCGGATAACTATAGCTAATCCCATGAGATGTTAAAATACTGATAATTTGATTTTCAAGAGCAGGAATTACTGTGTTAGCAGATGGTAAGAACTCTGTATAATCAATATCTTTATGAGGAAGAATAGCTTGACATGAAGAAAAGTCAATTGAATTATCAGATAGTAAAGCACTTAATCCGGCTGCATTAGTACCACCAACATGATCATCATGGAAATGAGAAATTATAATGTAATCAATTTTATTAATATTATTACTATGAAGGAAGTTTAATAAAGATGCAGCAGTAGTTTCATATCCTAAATCTATAATCACATTTTTGTTGGAGTTGATGACAGTACAGTCACTCATATCTCCATGTTCAGTGGTAGAACTTACAAAAGTAATTTTAGGATTAGTTTCAATAGGTACTCGTTCAGCAATTAAAGTAGGTTGAGCTGTAATAGCCACAATATTTAGTCCATCTACTACATCAGCTGAGGTAATAGGTCTAATTTTGTAATAAGCACCGTTTCCATCTTTATAAGAAGTATTGCCTAGAACTCTGGCAGTAGAACCATTAGCAAGATTTTCGGCTGCACTGAGGTCTGCTATGGTGTTATAAGCTAATACACCTGCTAGTTGAAGGTATTGTGCAATAATATCACTAAGTTCGCCGGATTCTGCCATTTGATCAAGTTTATTATTAATTTCTTCTTGCACATCAAGGTTGTCAAAGTAATGGTTCACATAATCTGTTAGCTGTGTGATTACGGCCGTTTGTTGATCAGCAATCACAGCGTTTTCGTTGACAGTTTCACTTAGTTTATTGATGTAGTTTAAGAGTGCATAAAGCGCTTCTTGATAGCTTAATGATTCATCAAAGGTAGCAGGAATAACACGCTGCGTGAAAGCAATAAACGGAGAAGGTTTAACCGGATCAGTTGAGGGGTTAATTGGAGTTGGAGTAAAACTCATATTTATCCTTTCTAGTAGATTCCCATAAAGAGTGGCTCAAGCTCTTTTAGAAGTTGGGTATTAATATTTTTAAAGCCATTAAGAGCTTTTTGGAGTAGCTCTATATTATACATTTTACCATTATTACCAGCGATTGTTTTTACATAGTTTCCGAGACTAGAGGTGCTATCATTAACAGTAGTAGCGTTTGTAGCACTAGAGGATTTGTCTGTAACATTGGTAGCATAAGAAAAGTTGTTTACATCTTCTGCCTTTAAACGGCCTTGAGGTGTATTCTGTACCATTTCTCTTGCATTTCCACTTGCATTACTATTACTAGTGGAATTGCCGTTGGAGGAAGTAGAACTGTTCATTTCTTCACGAAGGTTAACATTTCCAAACATATTATCAGTTTCTATAATATCTTTTTGTACTTTGTACAAGAGATTATAGTATGGCATAATCTCATTGAGTTTAGTCTTAAGATAGTGTCTGAATAGTGCTGGCGTTTCGAATCCGATTTCATCCATGAGGAAGTTATCTAGAATAAGATTGTTTAAGGTTTCTCTATAATCTTCATCAAAGATAGGGTAGTCGTTTAGTTCGAAGTCAAAACCGTTTTGTTTGAGATAATAAATAGTTGTAGTATATTTACTCATCATTACCTCCTATAACTACATCATTAGCTGCAATTAGTGCCTGCATAGCTTCCTTATTGATTTCAATAGAGATGGCATCTTCACCTTTGAGGTTGTATTTTTCGTTGATTTCGTCGGCTGCTTTCTTGCGTGTTTTGTAGAAACAGTAGAAGTAATAAGCGATCAACTCATCATTAGATTTAGCTTCGTCAGAGATTAAGCGTTCTTTTTTATCAGTATTGGCGTTATTAATACCTAAGAAGGTAATAAACTCGTTCCAGACTTCATGTTTTAGCATAGTCAGTTTGTCTGCTACATATGGAGCGTCAGTCTTAATAGCATTAATCTTTTTGTCTAAATCCATACCTTTACGCCCAAAGATGAACGGAATGTTACCGTCATATTGGTTGAACAGGTTTTCCAAAGTCAATCGAGATTTCGTGTCGGTTTCTAACACTACCGGTGTCTTTTGTGCCTTAACATTGGTATCAATCGTTCTTTGGATTTCATACAGGCGATAGCTTGCAAGTTGCGTACTTCTAAATGTTGGAAGTTGTAACTCATTATTCATAATGTAAACAACATCTTCGAGTGGCCATTTCTTATGATATGTAATAGAGTAAGCTTCAACTGCTGTTGGTAAATTGTATGTATTTAGTTTGCCATTTACTGTTACTCTTAAACCTAAGTAACCTAACTCTGGATCGTTCAATACACAGGCCTTACCGTCTTCGTAAAGTGCGTTTTCGATAAAGCGTGAAGCACCGAATCCACATAGTTTGTCTAAGTTTTTCCAAGTAAATAAGGATATGGCAACCAGTTTAAGGCGATCCATGTAGTCAGAGTAAGTTGCATTATTTATCATACCTGCAACTTTTCTGAGGTCGGCCGTCTTTCTGGGAAGTAAGATTTTATTCATTTATTCTCCTTATCTTTATTTTATCTTGTCGCTGCGTAATTATCAACATCATAGTTTTCAAAGTTAGCTGCACTATGCCAGAGTGTAACACCTTTGTCAAAGATGTTTCTGATTTCTTGTAAGTCGGGTTGTGGAATGTCTCCTTCGAAATTACATCCGATAGTCTTTACATAGTTCCAGTTAGGTCGAGAGGTTAACTCTGGGATTTTTACAGTAGATACTTTGTATCCATACATGCTCATGTACTGGTCGCATATCATAGCATACTCTTTCTTGCAAGAGATAGGAATAAAGGTAAAACCATTATGTTTCATGGCAAAGATTACATCACCGGCATTGATATTGCCTTTAGTTTGGTCTGGAGCTAACTTGGCTTTATATCTCTGTTGAATTGAATCGTAAATACTCCCTATCACATTTATAGCACCAGCACTAGCTGTGTAATCATTGTAAGCATCTAATCCTGCTCCCATAGCGGCATTAATACCTGCCATTGAGCCTGCTCCAAGTTGAACATTTGGTAGATCAACACCGATAGCTTCACCGACCACAGATAAGTTGAGCCCGTTTTGAGTTTGCCAGTTGGTATAAATATCTGAAGTAAAGTTTAAGATAGGATATTTTGGGCCAGTTAAACCATAATCACATCCGTTTTCTGCATCACTATCAATATTTTTATAGTTTCTTGGCTCAAGTTTGATAGATAGACCCGGGCAAACTGCACCGTATGCACTAAACTGTGCTGTTGTACCTGTGAAATCTTCCCAACGATAGTTAACACTTTGTCCAGCATTGTTAGAGACATTGAGACTGGTGTACGGCCAACAGAGCATTTTATTGTTCTTTGGTGTATATGGATCAGCACCACCAAGAGTAGAAGGTTTAGTATAACCAAAATCTCCGAAAGGTGTAGCATTTCCGTTACGACCTTGAGCAACTTGATTAGACGGATATACTAAACTCATAGTTTTAGTTGTACCGTCCTTAGTGTATGACCAACTAACATTAGTATAATGTACATTTCCGTAACCGAATACTTCGACAGGAGCTAAAAAGGCAAATTGTACGATTCCACCTTTACCTGCAAAGTCTAACATTTTAACAATACTGTTAGCACCGTCTGTACCAGTTTGTGCAACTAAGTAAACTGAACCTCCCATACCGTTAAAATAAGTGTTAGGTAGAGTGTTAGGAGTTACACTAAATATATCGTTAGGGTCTTCTGATAAACCAACAACAGTTAATATATCTGTTGCAGAATAGTTTGCGAAATCTGTTACTGTACCATTTGTTACCATGTCTCCAATTTCTAATCCTTCTGGTAAAGTGTGGAGACCTTTGGTGTCGTTTGCAACATGTTCACGTTCAACAAAACATTTCTTATAAACTAACTGGAACATCCATGTTTGGTAAACATCCGTTTTTATGAACACTTTAGTGGTATTTTCGTTGACATACTGATAATCAGTAATGAAACAATAAAAATACTTATTAGAGAAATTAGAGTTTTTGTAATATAAATAGTTGTAGGATATACATTGATCATAAGGTATTTCTAGGTTAATTGAATCGTTCTCTCTGACATAGGTATATTCAGTAAAGGTTAGATTTCCAGTAAGCCCACTAAAATAAGACTCCTGAGCAGAAGCACTTGCAAAAGTTAGTTGATTATTTTGGTCGGCTTCAAGAGGAGTTTTACAAAGTGTAATGGTAGAACTAGGATCAATATTAATCATAATGTTTCCTTTTAAGAGGGAGGTGTTTCACTCCCTCTTTTAACTGTTATTAATCAGATGTACCAGTAACAGTAATTTCTTGAGTTGCTTTCTTACCACTGTCGGTGAGAGCAGTCAAGGTTGCTTTACCAGCTTTCTTACCAGTAACAGTTACAGTAGATCCAGAAACGGAGACAGTAAAGATAGCTTCGTCAGAGGAAGTAACGGTTACATCAGAAGTAGAATCAGCAGGAGTTAAAGCGATCGTAAAGGTAATAGTAGCATCCTCAGCAACAGTCGTGGCAGCACCACTCATGGAGATACCAGTTGCAGGTTTGGAAGCAGCAGTTGCAAGAATCACACAATTTGAAAACGGTGATAGTGCAAAAGTCTGCCAGACATGTAAGTAATATTGCCATGCCATGACTTCAGGATTGTAGGTTTCATCAGCTCTGAAGATGTTATCCCAGATCTGGAACATGGATTCATCACCGATAACACCGAGGATTTTATCATCACCAAAGGTATCAACTTCTACCAATCTTGCCAAGAAATCGGTTTGAGAAAGTTGGAAGGCTGCTGCAAGAACATCTACACCAACATTAGCAATAATATCTGCACGAAGCACGATAGCGATACGGCTTGGCTCAGTCCAGGTAGTCATTGGTTTGTCTGGATTAACCATTTTGTTGTAAGCATTGTAAGCAGTAGAAGGGAACTTCATCATGCGATAAAGGGTATTCACCTTTTTCATGAAGGCTTTGCCAGTAGATTCATCAACTGGTTTAGCAATAGTATCTACAACAGCTTTGTTGTTGTCATAAGCACCACGAATCAAAGCTTTGGTGTACTTAAATTCATCAATCGAAGCACCAGAGTAAAGGGAGTTGATGATAGAATCAATATAAGATTCAAACTTATCCCAAGAAACAAAGGCAGCTTGCAAAGCTTCACGAGTAATGGTCTTTTTGTACTTGTCTTGGCGATTGCGACGATAGTAAGCAACTTTGGTGTCAGGGTTGTTAATCGTAAGAACTTTAGCCATAGCAGTATTAGAAATCTCGTACTGTTCGGCTTCGGCAGGATTTTCGTAAAGCTCTTGAATATCAGTTCCTAGAGGTACGCTTCCCTTCTTGAACATAGCAAGAGGGTTTTCGAAACGCTTGTTGTTGACAACGGTCAAACCAATACGGTTAATAAGAGCGTTAACGAACTCATTTAATTGTGGTTGGTAAGCACTATCAAACAAAATGTTTGCAAGGCTTGCAATATTATCCTCAGAAGCACTAGGTACAGTCTCCATAAAGACGGTGGAAGCGTTCTGACGGATAAGGTTGAAGGTTTTTACACCCGGTCTCATTTTTTATCCTTTCGTTAAATTATCTTTTCATTCTTCCATTTTTATCAAATATATCATTTATACTGATTTTTTCTTCAGCAGGAGGCTCAGTTGATACGGAAGTTATATCATCTTCACCTTTGATTTCTCTACCGACCTGCTGGAAAAGCTTACCGTTGGTCTTAAGAAGATCTGAATTATCTTGCGTTAACTTTTCAATCTCAGAATCTTTGTCTGAAATTGTATCTACCTTATCTTTGAAAGCAGATTTGAACGCTATGAACTCATCAGCGTGCTTTGCACCTTCATCACCAAGCGATTCTTTTAATTCATCTAGCTTAGTCTCGAATTCTTCGTATTCCATTGTGTTGTCCTTTCATTTTATATTATAACACTAACGCTAAAACTTTCTAACTGTTTTAACATAATTTCCCCAGAGGTTGAACTTAAATCCTTTTTTCTTTTCTACCGTTGGTGTTGGCTCTGGTTGGTCAGTATAGGGATTATAAATAAATCCTTGGAAGATTAGACTTCCGGAAGAATAAGGTGGATAAAGTGTCATTAGGTAAAAATACGTTCCACCATAATCAGAGTTTGAAGTAACAATTGAACCATCAGGATTAATTTGTTCAACCACACCAACGTGACCTGTACCGATTGCACCACCTGCAAAACAAATGACAGCACCTAGTTTGGGAGTCATTCCATGTTGATAGGCAACAGAATTATTATACCAATCCATAGCGTTGCCAATCATTCCAACAGGCAAAACTGGATGGCCCATCTGGTCGTTTATTTCCCAAAATCTACCCCAAGCATAGCATGTACAGTTTGGAAGGCCGAAAGCAGGATAATAAGGATTGGTGTTAGTGTACCAATACATGCTTCCTGCCATACCGTCTGAGTTAAGTCTAGGTTGATATGTTGCCATTATATTATATGTACTGTGTACCCTTTCTTTTCTAACTTAGCAATTTCATAATTTCTTTTATTCCATTCTACCTCTTTTCTTGCAATAGAGTAAGATTTGAGATATGGTTTATAAAACTCTAACACCACTTTCTTGATCATAATAACCTTATAATATAAGATGTTACATCACACCCTTGACCTTCCCAGAATTTCCTAAATATTCTTCGCTGTCTTTTAGCAGTAAACTTAAAGAAGAATTGTTCTGTATCCTCAAAGGTCGTACGGCCGATTTTAACTTCAACATGTAATAAAAATCTTTTAATCAACTTTCTTTACCCTCACCCAAAATCCATTGTTTAATAACTTTACCGTTATACGATCAGTTTCGTGTTTATCGTATATTACGATTTCGTTACTGATTTGCCAAAAGTGCTTTTTATAGTTTATTATGTATGCTTTATACATAAACCTCCTTTATTTTATCCTATGTTCTATATCATCATTATAATATAGACCAACACCATTTTCGCTACGCCATCCGTCATATACAGATTGACCGGGTTTTATAATTAGCGAATACCAAGATTTAGCATAATTGTTCATGGCTTCACCATATTGTATAGTGTTTTCACATTCGAGCATAATCTTGCCCATAGTATCGCCTTGTTCGACATGCCATTTTGCACAGTTGGAAATAGGGATAGGATCAATCGGTTGTTCAAAGAGGTAATCCCAACCTGTCCACCTCAAACCACCGGAAAAGGTTGCTGTACTCATATTAATTATATTGGAAGACTGTCCACCTAATTCACAGTTGCGGCCACCTTGATTAGTAGAATAAAGTGGAACATATAATACACCGTTCAAATAAAACGGCGAATCTGCTACCATGCCTGTATGTCCCCACTCGCCGTTATGGGATACCCATATATCACCCTTCCGTAAATCTTCCGGGTTATACACTAAATCATAATGAGTAACACCGTTACCTCTTGCATTATAATCTCGACAATCCCAAATACCCTTAGCTCCACCAGTTCCACAGGTTGACGGATAATAACCAACTTGATTTTCCATTAAAAGTGCAGTTGTATTATAACATTGAGATCCATAAGGGTTGTTAAGATAAATACACTCTCCGTATGTCGCATTAATAAATGTGTCTGGTGTAGTAATATCAACGGTATAACCTCTTGCAGCTTCGGCTCTAGTTTCATCATTCTGGGATTCTACATTCTCTGGAATCTGTCCACCGTCAATGTCGTTTACTACAGGAACTAAATCTAACTTTATATTACCTTCTTCATCAAAAACATCCTCAGAAAACTCAATTTTCGAGGTTATTTTAATCTCTGGTTTACCTTGATTAAAACTCACCAAACATGTAACAGTAATACTAATACTTGTAAGTAATACTAAGATGAAATTAATTACTCTTTTGATGATATTTTGATATGGCTTCTTTGACATATACTACCTCCTTGTTTAATGCCTTTAAGTCAATCTTAAATGTAGCTACTTCTTGCTTTAATATATTATAATCTTTACGCATTAAAGCTATATTCTTATCACAACTACCGAATTTTTTACCCCATTTATTATGTTCGTCAATTTTCTTTTCTAAGATGTCAATTCGATCATTCTGTCTCTGTTCACGCTTTGCGGCCTCTATTTGATCTTTTTGACTTTGTTTTTTAACAGCAAGTGCAGCACCGGTAACAGATGATATACCTGCAATTAGTGCTACAATTATATTTTCCATAATGCTATTATAACACACCGTCTATTTCGTTTATCTTTTTCTGTAATATCTTGGCAGCATCTTTGTTATCTAATACTTGCCAGAGTACTGGATCAGGAAATAAGGGATGATATGGTAAAATTTCACAACCTAAAACTTTTGCTTCTAAAGCCACACGACCTGTTGCATAAACTCTCTTATATTTTGCCATCTCCTTTAATAAATCTTCTCTAGGCATATCACCTATTAAATCCACATCATTATCAAAATGTATATTCAACTCATCATAATGTTTAAGCTTAGACAAACGACCAACAAACGCTACATCTTTAGTCTTTTTATTTGTCTTAAATCTCTCTACATAATTTATATCAATAGATAATGGTAAATAAATTACATGACCTAAATATCCAAGTTCTTTGATTAGATGAGGTAAAGATGTCACAATTAGCATATCCTTAAAGTCCATCATCCAGTTGTAAACTTCCGGGTGAAATGTATTGTGCATAAAAACAATTGAATGATCTATTCCTTCATTGTTATAAGCATTGATAGTAATCCAATTTCTCGTTGTCTTAACATTAGGTATGATGTTTTTTACTATCTCTTTTGAATAATAGTAAGCTCCGTTAAAACGGTTGACTCCGAGAGCGTTCCAGCGTTCCAAATAAGATTTAGATGTATGATCTATTATCATATAAATATTATAACATAAACACCATAACATTAAGCCATGGTGTTAGCAAGAACCAGATAAAACAATTTAATATTATTTACGCTTTGATTTTCTCTTGGCTTTTCCACCACATCCCATGATGTTTCTCCTGTTTATTGTAATTTGATTATAACAGTTTTCCCGACATCAAGCCATAAGCCAGACCGTTTATTTCTGCACCAGTTTCCTCGGCATACTGTCTAATCAGATGACGATTCTCTGTATCTTCGATTCGTTTGATACCTCGTTTCTTACACCAATCGAGGTAGTCAAACATGATTTTAGATTCGGATTTCACTTCTCACCTCCTTTTAATTCAGTCGTGAAAAACTCTGGTAGCTCCATCCCGTCTAAATCGAGGTCGCCCATGTTCTGACGAACCCATGCTTCATCTGCCACCATCATTCTCTCGAATCCGATTGATCCATTAGCTTTTGTCGGTTTTACAAGGCTTACGAATGTATATGTACTATTGGCACGAGTAAGCGGCTTGCCAGGTTCTATTGTAAAAACCCATTTAGTCAGATATTTTTTCATTCTTCACCTCCTGAAAATAGCAAGTCTATGTCATCTCTTGTTGAATCATCATCATATCCAAAAGTTGGCATTTCTGCATAAATTACAATATCTCCAAGCTGACCTCTATCTCTGTCATCATGCCCATCAAACCTAAACCCTTTTTCTTCCAGCCGTTTCCAAGCCTTGAGTTTTTCCACTGCTTTCTCGGCTTCTTCTTGTGATAGGAAGTAGTTGCCGATTTCTTTATGTTCATCTATATGGTGTTTTTCAAGTGAGGATTCTCCATTTTGTTTAACAGCTCCATTACACCGAATATACCAAAAATCTTTCGGTTCTTCTGGTGCATCTTCCCACTCAGCGTTGAGTTCTGCAAGGGAATTGTATGTACCAAGACTTTTATAACCAGATTCTTCATTACAATCCATTTCAGAAATTTCCCATATTTTAGTTTTACCTGATACTGGATAACCGCCCACTATAACTTCTTTTACTTCGTCAGTTTTCTTATTTCGTAGTTTCATTACTTCCTCACAGAATCAATTACTAATGATACACCGGCTAGAATCGCAAAGATTCCAAGGCTAATTACCAAAAATTCAATAGTACCCATTATAATATCACTCCTAATTCTTTAAACATTTCTATATCTTCGTCTGTTAACGCAAAGGTTTTAACTGACATACCTTTTAGCTTAATGTTAACAACGGTTTCGACTTTCTTAGTTTCTTTGTTAAATATTTTAGAAACTTTCCAAAGTCGTTCACTTGATTTAATCATTTCTTTTCTCCTTTCATTACTTCTGTTTTTATTTCTTCAAATCTTCGTTTAAGTGCTTTCGTGTACAATTGCCAAATATTAATAAACGGTTTGTATCTCATTTTACCTTCACTCCAATCTCATCTTCTTGACGGAAAGAATAACTATCTACTTTCTTATCTTCACAATAACTTAAGATGAACTGTTTCAAAGTATAAACATCAGTTATGTCTAGATCACCTTCAATCTCTATTTTTACTTTTGCTATCATATTATTCTCCTTTCATAAGACTAATGAGTTCTTTCAGGGAATCATTAATCGCCTTTAGTTGATATTCTATTCCCAACTGGAGATCGTTATTCTCTCTCCGAAGTTGGTTTGCTTTATGTTGTTGACCTATTCTGTACATACAACTTCCTTTCTTTTATACTTCCATTATAGCAAATGTTGATAATGTTGTCAATATCAATTTTGTTGACTTTTCCACAGGTCTATTTAATCGTAAAGTCTGTATCATCAAGCAGTACTCCACCCCGAACATGAGTATAAGTAAGTTTGCGACCAGCATCCCCAATTTCTTCATCAGATAGATCGGCTGTTGTAAAACCGGGTTTAAAGTTATCAAAGTTAACTACATGAGCAAGCTTTTTCGGGAGGCCGGCAACTGTTACATTCATGCTGTCATCATATCCCTGCTCGATATAACACTTTTGTCTTAACCACTTTCCACGCTTGAATCTACTCTCTAACTTCCATGCACCAAGTCGGTAATCATCAATGTCAATGATTTTGCTAAGTTCCTTTACATCTTCTTCCTCATTCTTTACTAACATGTGGATCGAATCAGTATCAGAGTAAACATATAAATCTTCACCATATTTATTTATGCTCCATTCTCTAATTTTCTGAGAAGTTCCGATTGTCTTTTGTCTAGCATACGAAGTAATAAATGCTGCCATAGGAATATAAATAGGATCTCTGGTTTCTGGATCGTTCAGTTTATACTTGACTACACCCTTGTCAAAATAGGGTTGCTTCGTGCAACAGTTAGGATTCAGTCCAAACTTACCGTACAGCGAATTTTGCAATAACTTCTCTATCAGATAGTTAGCTTTATTACCCTCTTTCTTGGCCCTTATCTTACCTTCTGCATGTTTTGTTACATACTCTGTAAACAGGCCAACAACTGATTTAAACTTCCATCCACCATGATATACAATATCTCTGATATTATAGTGTTCTTTAAACAATTCATAATCCACCGAAGTAAGTGTCAAAGTCATAGGTAAATCATTCGAAGAAATAATATATTCATTAGGTTTAAAGATTGATAGGCCGGATTTATCCTGTATCATTGGAAGCATACCTTCTTTTAAGTCAAATATACAGGTAAAGTTAATAATATAGAGATTGTATAATGAATCGTACTGATACTCCCCATCAAAATGCTCTCCTTCTCCAAACGGCAGAGAGCAGGAGGCCATCACACTTGGATATAAACTGTTTACATCAAATGTAATTCCATTACCACCTTCTTTTTCTTTGTACTTTTCGTTCAGATAGGTAAAGCCACCTTTATAACTTTTCCTAATATCTTTGTCTATATCAAGAGGAAGTACTGGAAAATAATGATTGAAATTACTACACATCTCTTTATATTCAGCGAGTGCATCTGATCCGATTGTCATCTTAGTATAACCTTTCTGAAACATTATGTCTAATGCTCTAGCCATAATTTCTACATCATTTCTAATGTAAGCAACTTCAGTTTCATCAAGTTCATATCCTACCGGTCGATATTTATCATAATCAATCTCAAGTTTAGAGATAGGGAGATCAAACGACTTGGCAATATCGGCCACAGAGAAGTTTAGGATTTTAAGAGAATCGAGGAACTTTACCGAATTGGTTTTCTTACCCTTAACATCAAAGAATATTTCCAAAGCATAAAAAACACCCATATCTGTAATAAGGGTTGTAAAAGTATTAGGTTGGCGATCTTTCTTATCTTGTATCCAAGTAAAGTCATTTAAAAATAACCAGTTTAGGACATATGATAAATCAAACTTGGCGTTATGGAAGTAACAGATAGGATTCATGGATTCGTCGGCACACCAATCCATGAAGCTATCTATATTATTACCGAACTGGAAGTTATCGGGATTACCAATTTCGCAAATAGAATATGCCCACACTCGAACTTTGCCTTCTTTCTCAAAGGTCGGCCGAGTTGTAGTCTCAAAATCAACTGCGAACTTCCTCACAGTAACCTCCATGATTTATTTAACTATATTGAGTTACAATTTGATCTGCTCTATTTGCTAGTGTTCTAATCGCTATTTTTAACTGGTCTTCTTGAGTTACTTGATAATATGCACTTGGAAATTTAAGATAAGGTGTACCTTGTTGTACACCAACATATTGATTGTAACGTTCTACAATCATTGATAATGCTGGCACTTCTCTAAATGCATCTGCTAATTGATTCGGAGTAAGTTGCCGAAGTTTCTGTTCAATCTCATCCAAAATATTTGGATCTATATCTGCAATATATGCATCTTTAAATAACATGTCGAAAAAGTTTTCATAAAAGGTTTCATTAAGTTGAGATAAATCTTCACGCTGCTCGATTATTTTTGCGTAAGTTCTAAATTGAGAAACACTTAATTTGGTTATATCCCTTTTGAGATACTGTCTTTTAAACTGCATATTCTTAATGTAGTCCTTGGACATGGACTTATACTCATTTTGAGGTTGACGAAGCTCGGCCTGTTTTATCCTCCTCGCAAGAGAAATCTGAGCTCGTCTGGAACGCTCTTTAATGGTTTTAAACTCCCATTCGGTGATATAACCAGATTCAAGTTTCTTTGCAGTTTCTGCACCTCGCTTCGAGAAACTACGTATATCTTTAAGAGCCGAATAAAGCTCTCGCCGACGAGAAAAAGACATTAAATCTTTAACACTAATTTTATCAGGTAATCCTTTTTGTCCAGCTTTTTCAAGCCTACGACGTTTAGCATTAAAGTTTTTTACAACTCGTCGCATTTCGGCCATCAAAGGCCTATCAAAGCGTATTGCCATAAACAAATCCTTAATTAAAAGGAAAACCTATCTAGCCAAAGAGAGGGAGTAATCCCTCTCATTATTTATTCGGAAATAAGAACAAGATTCAATACTTGTTTGCCATTTCCAATATCACGTTTAGCAACTTTAACTTTCAAACTTTCTGTCCAAGTATCTGGAGTACCAAAAGTCCTGAAAATTTTACTAACTGCATTATAAATACCATAAGCAGCAGTTACATAAGTTTTCCCATCTTCACCAAATAGAATAGTCCTAAATTTGACTTTTTCTTCATCATTTTCTTGTTTTACGTAGCGTTCAACATATACATCTTTAATTGCAATTTCTTGACCAACACAATCATTGAGACGAAGATCAGCATTTTCAAGTGCATTAAATAATTTAATCTTTTCTTCTTGAGTATTTGCTTTGACAGAACAATAAAAAGGTTTATCACCCTGTGGATTAAATGTTGTAATTGCTGTTTCGTTGGAAGCTTCCATTTAGTTATTCTCCTTATAGTTATTGTTAAATATTTCGACAACTTTTGATCTAATAATCAAGGCCGTCTTTTCTTCTTGTTTGGTTGTAGTCTTAGTTTTCTTCGCTATGCCTACCTTTACTTCACAAGAATTATTGCTTGATTCTTTTACCGTAATTGGTATAGTAATCATCTGCACCTTTCTTGTTATGTTAATATTATAACGCAAACAAAGTCGTTATGCTACTTTATTCCTTGAGCCATAATCTTTTATGTTTGCTATAGCAACCTCGCTATGTGGTTTCATTATAACAAAGCATAGACATTTCGGTCAAGTACCAAAATTTTTATACTGTGGATAACTCTTGTGATAATTTTAGTGTTCAATAAAAAACAGGGAATTATACATTCCCTGTATAGTATGTTATTTTTGATAAAAGATTTCGTGTTCAACGAATCCGTCAAATAATTCTATAATATGCCTAGCCGTTCCGGGATCGCCGTTATTATAGATTACTTCAAACGAATCTTTCTTGATTGCATAACACACTCTCATCTTATTCAGTTTTGCTCTAACCTCTCTTACATAACCTTCATCATCAATCTTGCCTTTGCATACTAAAACCATATTGTTCACCTCCTTAAAATTATTATACACCTTTACGATTATGTTATAATATAAATAGGGTTTGTGGTGTTTAAATCCTTGTAAGTTACCGGTGTAACCAATGTGATGAGCGTTTCCGGATAACTAATCTCGTGGTAGAGTGCAGGAATACACCACAACATCCTAATTGGTTATGAAGTGGTTTGATTATAATAAAGTAATAAGTCGAAACGCCCTGTTCAACTTTTGTATTGCAGAGCGTGGATGCGGTAAATCATATGGAATTACCAAATTAGTAATTGACAGATTCTTGAAAAAAGGTGAACAATTTATTTATCTTCGCCGATATAAGTCAGAGCTTAAATCGGCCGTCAGCAAATTTTTTGACGCTATTATTGATAATCATGAATATCCAGAAGATGAAGTGCTACTCGAAGTTCGGAGTAATAAATTTTATATTAATGGTGAAGTTGCAGGTTACGCTGTTGCATTATCTACTGCGAATATTCTAAAGTCAAGTAGCTTCCCGAAAGTTGCTACTATTATTTATGATGAGTTCTTAATTGACAAAGGAGCTTATCATTACCTTCCTAATGAAGTGAATCAGACGCTTGATTTATACGAGACCGTATCAAGGCTCCGGGATGTTAAGATGTTCTTTATCGGTAATGCTATTAGTATTACGAATCCATTTTTTACAACACTTGGACTTAGTCTGCCGTATGGTAGTGATATTAAGATGTTTAAAAATAATACTATCTGTGTTTATTATGCTAGTAATTATGAGTATCGTGCTAGGAAGAAGGCCACTAGATTTGGGATTATGATTTCTGATTTAGATTACGGTAAGTATGCGATTGATAATGAGTGGTTGAGGGATTCCAAAGCGTTTATTAAAAAGAAGGGTAAAGGTTGTCATTATTACTTTACACTTTTCGTGGCCGGGCATTCTTATGGTGTTTGGGTTAATTGGAGTACGGATGAGTTGTTTGTGAGTAAAAATGTAGATCCTAACTGTCCTATGACTTTTGCGATCGCAAAGGAAGATCATAATGATAATACGATTTTAGCTAGAACGAGAAAAAGTCCGTATTTTAAGAATATCTGTGAGTGTTACCGAAACGGATTGCTAATGTTTGAGAGTATTGCGATTAAGAATGAAGTGCTGTGTTTGCTTAACCGTATATTGACTTATTAAGTTGGTTATGGTAATATGATATTAGATAATGTCGCCGCATTATTGTACCTATGTTTATTTTATACAACCTCCAAAAAGGATTATCTTGTGATTCTGTAAGGAATCTGATGCATGCATTATGCAAACTAAAACTCCTGCCCTAAGTTATTGACCTGCTTAGGGCTTCTTGGTATAATGGAATTGTGCCTATGGTAATGTAGGTTGTACATAAGTTATCCAAGTATTAGCTATCAAGTTTTACCCACCCAACTTGATAGGTTTACTCATCAAAGCCACTGGTCTAATCGCCGGTGGTTTTTGTGTGGTGATGATGATTAAGTTGTGTAGTGTTGATGTTGTTGATTTTGTTGATTTTGTTGTTGGGGAAGTGTTTGTTGATTTTCGCCGGAAAAAT